CGGTTGCGCCATAGGCAACCGTGACGACCCAGAGCCCCACGAAGCCGGAGTCCGGGGCTGGGGTTGTCTGCGTGCCGGTGGATGCAGGAATGCCGGGCTTGGCGACGAGCGATACAGTTCCCGCGCGCTTGGTCGGCTGCGCCGCACCGCTGTTGGCGGGCCCGCTATAGGCTGCGGTCGGGTTGCTTGCGTTGTAATAGGGCAGCACGACGGGCGTGTTGTCGACTTCGGAGAACGTCGCCTGGATCAGGTAGTTGATGCTCTGGCCGACCGACGACGGCGCGGTGCACGAGAGAAGGGTGTTGCCCAGGGCGATGCCCTGCTTGACGATCTGGTGGGCGGTGTCAGCTGGCAGGGACCCATAGGCGTTGTCGTCGAGATTTTGGCGGGCATAGATCTCGCCCGGGCTGATTTTGACCTGCATCGAGGCTGGCGACGTCGGGGCACATCCCAGCCCGTTGACTGTCGTCGTCGTGCCAAACAACGTCGCGGCCAGCTGGCCCAAGCCGACCATCGCGTTCCGCTCGCTGTTGAGAATATCGGTCTCAAGCGGGATCGCGCCCGGGTATACCGTGACTCTGTCCATCTACGTTCTCCATGAGGAAGCGAGCCCGGCTCTCGCCTGGCGGTAATCGCGTATTCGGTTGTTGAGTGCCCGAGCGGGCGGAGTTCAGAGGTCCCAGCCCTCGATGAGCAGGCGGCCCCCGCCAAAGAAGATGTGGCCGCCGTTTAGATTCAACGCGTTGATCGTGGGATCGACCGGCATCCCGATCCGCGCCCAGACGATCGTTCCCGCTGGCTTCACGCTGTCGATCGCGGCGAAAATATCGGACGCGTTCACCGGCTCGGTGATGGTCGAGATATCGCCATAGGCGGCACGCGAAGGCACTCCGTAGCCGCCGGCTGGAATGTTGTAGCCCGAGATGAGCGGGATGCCGGTCCCAAGAGGCCGGTAGGCGGTGACGAACGCCTGGTACGGCAACAGGATCGAGCCATAGCCGCCCGCTGCGCCATATCCCGTAAGTGGCGCCCCATAGGCCCCTGTATCAAGCACCCTACGCGGTTCGAAAACATCCGGCGTCCTGCCGGTGAGGCTTTCAAGCACGGCGATGACATCCGCGCGGGTACCGCGCTTGCGGAACAGGTTGGCAATGATCCGGTTGCGGAAAGACGCATCGCTTTGCCCGGCGATCCGCGGGAGACCGGTTCCGAAGAAGTCCGCCGAAATCAGGTCGAGCCACCCCCCCGTAGCGGTTAGAACGCGGGTCTGAAGCTTGGCATAAGTGACCAGGCTGAACAGAAATGCCTGCACATAGCCGTACCCCGCGAGCAAAGCGCTGAGCACTGGAACCGTGTCGCCGAACCAGCGCGGGAGGAGCGCCTTGAGCCGGCCGACCTGGTCACTCTGATCGCCGGTGGTCACGCGCCGACTGCCACGGTGCCGGGGCGGATCACCTGCTTCGGCGTCGCTGCGATATCGTCCGCCGCACCGTTGATCTGGAGGCCGGAGATGTTCGCGACGCCCGGGGATGCATCATAGGCGACCTGGATCAGCCGCGACCACGACAAGGAGGCGCCGAGGGGCAGGCCGCCGATATACGCGGCGATCGCTGCATTGACGGCGGCATAGACCGGAGTAGCCAGATAGCCAGCCGCCAGACCGATATGGCCGGTAACATTTGCCGTGACGACGCTTGGCCCGAAGACGCCGAAAGTGATCGTGAAGCCCCGCACGGCATCGATTGCGTCGGCGACCGAATTGAGCAAGTCGCCCGAGGGCGCGCCACTGCCGTCGTCGACCACGACATAGAAATATCCCGGGTTGGCCGTCCCGTTGTAATTCTCGTTTTCGATCACGACGGCGGTGATGTCGCTTTGCAGCGAGGTAGCCGCATAGAGGATCGCGGCCTTGGTGGCTTCCGCCAGACTTGCGAGAAAGCCGACAAAGCGAGCGCGGAATGCGACATCGGTTTCAGCATCGTCGCCGTTAGCGAAGGGTGCGGAATTGGCCACCACGTCGATGCCGGCGATTGCCTGGCCCAAAGTGTTGATGCCGCCGCTCGCCGCATTCCCGGCCGCTCCGGTCACGACGGCGGTGGCAGGCACCGCAATCGAGGTTATCCCCGCGCCGAGGACGTAGCCCCCGAAACCGGCGTTGTACGCGGCGTCTGTGGCGTCCAGCGTCACGACGTACTGCTGCGACCCGTCCGCGCTTTGCGCCGCAGCCCCGACTGGAACGACAGCCTGTGCTGTCGCAGTGAACCGGGAGAAGGTGAGCAGCCCGGTGGCGGTCACCGGCGGAAGCCGCACCAGCCCGTAATCGGCCATGAAGCTGTCGAGGTCTGCCCCGCTGGAGGTCGACGCGCGCGTGACAGCAAGCACCTTGAGTACGAGGCCCTGCAGCCACAACGCGACCGCGGCGTACGCCTCGACCACCGCGCGCAGCACCGACCCCACGGTGAGGTCGATCAGGGTTCTGCTTGAGCCGCCTTGGATCGCGGCGACCTGCTCCTGGACGAGAGTGGTGAAATCCTTGGTCTGAAGGTCGGCCATTATTTCCCAACCTCGAAAGAGAGCGTGACCGGCTGGCCGGATGGCGCATCGGTGTAGATGATCGTAATCGCGAAACCGCCGCCGGCCGCGCTTGGGATTGCTGCGACGTTGATTTCTGGGGCCGGCGCCCGCGCGACGGCTTCCTCGAGTTGGATTTGCCCGCGGACCAGCGCGCGAATCTTGGGAACATCAGCGGTTCGGCCGACGTACTGCGGCAACCCAGCCCCATACTCGGGGTGAAAGATGTACTCTCCAGGGTTGGTGAGAAGCCGGCGCAGGATTCGCTGCTGTCCGCGAATCGTGTCCGTCGCGCCTTGGAGGTCGCCGGTGCCGGAAACGGAAAGGTCAGAACCGATGTAGTGGTCGAGATCGGTGAGGTTCACTGCGGACCTCCCGATAGCGCCGACCCGGCTTGAACGTTCTTGTGGACGTGCGTCGTCAGTTCGATGTCATTGGCCTTGAAGGTGCCGCTATGCGTCCAGTTACCCGCGCTGCTGATCGTGCCGTCGCCTTTCAGCTTGATCTGCGCGCCCTGCGCGTCGTCGAGCGTTACCGCGCCGTCGGTGGTGAGCTTGATGCTCTGGCCGTGCTTGTGGACGATCCAGAGTTCGCCGGTCGGCACCGACAGGGGCCGCTCGCTGTCGTTGAAAAAACGCCAGCCAACGCTTCCAACGCCCCCGTCGGCTTCCTGAAACTCGACCTCCACCGCATCACCGATTGATGGGGCCGCAAAGAAGCCCCAACCATTGCCGATCCAGACGGCTTTGAGCGGTAGCCAGCCGGTGACCACACCCTCGGGCTGGATCAACACCTTCACCGCATGGTTGTCGGGGTCATAGCTCGACACCGTCCCGTGGCGGGTTGTCGCGTTCGATTGTCCCGCCTCGGTCGCGGCGCGGCGCACCTGGTTAAGCAGGCCTTCCATCATGCGCCGGCCTCCACCTCGGGGGTCGTGTTCTTCGCCGACACCGACATGCGATAGCCCTCGTCGATGCTCATCGAGCGTTTGATGCTGTCCGGAAAGTAGATCTGATCGAACGAAGTGCCAGTCCCGCCAACCGCGATCGTGCGGCTGCAATCGAGCAAGCCGTCGCCGGGCAGGTCGGCGTCTAGCTTGACGGTGTGTTGCACGATTTGATCGTAGAGCTGCTTGGCACGCTGCGTCGCCTGATCCTGCGTGAGGCCCGGGATCGTACGATGCCATATGGTTGTTTGCGCCGCAGACTGCCCCGGCTTCACCGCTTTTGCCGATTTGGGATAGCTGGCGACAAATGCCTTTTTCTGTTTCGCGTTCCAGCTTCGCACCTGCACTGTGATGCCTTTGGCAATCGTCAGGCTGCGTGAGAGCGAAAGCGTGGTGGTGTTGATGTTCGGGTAGGCGAAATCCTCAGAAGGCTGCGTCCACACGATCGCGTAATGATCGCTGGAAGGCGCTGCGCGGGGTTGGAAATGCAGCACTTTGCCGACCACGAACACGTCGAACTGTTCATAATCAGCAAGTTTCGTCAGCAGCTCCCATTCGCTCTGTTCCTGGCTCAGGTCGACATGGTCTTGCGTGTAATAATTTCCGACTTTGGTCGTCGTGGCCGTGACCGCAGCCGTCAAACCGTGGCGGCCAGCGAGGGTGATCGCGATTTGGCTGGCGGTTTGGTTGCTGAAATTCTCGCTCGTTTTCGTGTCGATCAGCCGGGCGGTGAGATCGCGGCCCGAGAGTTCAATCTTGCCAAGCGCCGGGTGGTAATCGATGTCGTCGACCTGGCCGAAAATCAGCAGATCAGCAGCCACCGGGACATATGCCGCAGGATCGGTCGGCGATTCTTTTGCGAAAATTTCAACATCGATGCTGGTCTGGCTGGCGACCCATGCCGCGTCGCGCGCGGCGGGCAGGTCCGCAACCGCCAGAACGACCCGAAAGGTGTCGGCGGATCGAAACACGTTGTTCTCGACCTCCCACGACACCCACCCGGTCACGAGGGTGCCGCCAAGTTTCACTGCGCCACGCGGCTGGCGAGCGATGCCGGTGATTGGCTGGGGATTGATGTCAGCCACCGAGCACGCCCCCCGTGTTGTTCGTAAACTGCGGCACGACCAGCGTCGCGACACCGGTGATCTCCGGGTCGGAAAGTTTGTTGGCCGCCGCGATTGCGGTCCACCCCATCGCGTCGCCATATTCGTTCGCGGCGAGTGTGAAGAGGTTGCCGCCGCCGGTCGTCAGCGTCCGGACGCCGCTGTTGATCTGCCCGAGATTGGTCGACATCCTCCCGAGTGTGCGATCCAGCAGTAGCAAGCGCGGCTGATCGGCAATTGCTCCAATTTGGCCGGTCAAGTTGGCGATTTGACCTGCGATCGGGCTTCCAGGGACCACGCCGCCAAGCGTGGCGACGCTCTGAAGTGTCGCGCCGGTCGACTGTAGCAGCAAGGCAACTTGAGCGCGCGCATCGGCGATCGGCTGGAGCACCGTGG